CTGTTAACACTTCTTGCTGGACACGACGCATATCATTGGGAAATGTCTTGCACAGATTGGAACGAAGTCAGACTTGAAGTTCTCAGAGATGAGAACTACACACCTGATGCTAAGGAGTATCTTATTGATTACTTCTATACCAAAGTTCCAGATCAGAATTGCAAACCTTGGGCACTTGGACGCAAGTAAGTCGCGGAACGGAGCGTTCATCCCATGATTGAACTACTATTATATTCTGGTATGATGTGTGCTGATGCTGATGCATTAATGCTCAGGATCAAAAAGAACAGAGCAGACTTAGCTCCACATGTGGTAGCAGAGTTGGTCGAGACCGTAAAGGACTCTGTACCAGAATGTAAGTTTGATTGGGACGCAAACGACTGAAGGAACGGGGATTAAACCACCCTAACTTCAGGAGAAGCAAAATGACAACAGTCACTTACAGAGGCGTCAAGTACGACGCTGAACAGTACAACGCAAAAGTTGTTGCGGAAGCAGCACAGCGTCAGAGACACGAACTAATGTATCGTGGAATCAAAGTTAGAAGTAAGGCATCACCTTGCAGCTAATATAATTTAAGTGCCTATGAGTATAAACTCGTAGGCATTTATTTTTGTATCAAATCCTACTGGATGTCTTGATATGAAAATAAATAGTGGTAGAATTGGAGATAACAAGATGCTCTGAAACCTCCTCTATATTATGAGGTACACTTATGGAGGAACATGCATAATTTAATTTCGCACAGTCAATTAGATGGTTGGCAGCATAATCACTACAAGTCCGAAGATGACATGTTAGATGATTACTACGAGTGTCTGATCGAATGTGATACACAACAAAACGAATGCAAACGAATATGTAGAGAAATTCTGCAGTAGTTGAGAAGAGGGGTAGACACCCCTCTTTTTTTATGGTATGATGGTCACATCTGTAACCTAAATATGGATAGAGAGAAACTAAAACTCATCGTCAAGAACCTTAAGTCTTTAGTCAACGCACTAGAGAGTGAAGTCTATTCAAATGTAGATGCATACAAATATGTTCATCCTTGGGACGAGCATGTGAGTAAAACAAACGCTAGAGTAATGACATCGGAGAATGATGATGATGGATATGCTGATTGATTGGCGTTACGCTGATGAACGAATGGATGTAAGAGGAAAAGCACTAAGCATCTTACTTAAAAGATTTGGATCAGGTAATAACCCTGATGGATCACCACGCCATAGCAGTCAAAGCATATATGAATGTGTTCATGATTGGGTATCCCAAGGTAACATGACTACATCAGGAATCGTTGCTTACTATAAGGCGTACTATGACAAGACTCAAAGACCAGATTAGACTGGCAAAGAAAGCTATCAAACAAGCTAAAACTAATCCAGATTTGTTCACAGAACATGAGATCAAATACATGGCATTACAGTTAGCTCGTGCTAAAATTTTACTAAAAGCAAAACAATTACGTCGCAAACAGGAGAAAGGATTTAGTAATGAACTCAGTGAAACTGGTAACAGTAACACCCGACGCAGAAAAGACGATGGGTTACGTAGCGAGAGTGAGCAACCCAAACAATCAGGAAAATCCTAAGGTTGCTGGTCTGCTAAAGTACTGTATCAAACACAACCACTGGTCTGTATTTGAACAGGCACATATGACACTAGAGATTGAGACTACGCGAGCAATCGCAGCTCAAATTTTGAGGCACCGTTCGTTTACATATCAAGAGTTTTCCCAACGGTATGCTGACAGTTCTATGTTGGCAAGTTCTGTTCCTATGTTTGATATTCGTCGTCAAGATGATAAGAATAGACAGAACTCTATTGATGATGTTGATGAGTTTACCAAACAAGAACTTGAGATCGCAGTCAAACGTTATTTTGATGAAGGAATGGATCTTTATCAGCAAATGTTGCGTCTCGGAATTGCAAAAGAATGTGCTAGAATGGTACTACCTTTGGCAACACCTACCAGAATTTACATGACGGGATCATGTCGTTCTTGGATCCACTATATAGATCTACGCAGTGCTCATGGCACTCAAAAAGAACACATGGACATCGCTAACGATGCAAAGCGTGTATTCTGTGAACAATTTCCTATTTGTGCTGAAGCATTGGAGTGGAACTAATGGCAACTTATCCTGTAATTAATACAGAAACTGGAGAACAAAAGAACGTTGTACTGAGCGTTCATGATTGGGATCAGTGGAAGGAAGACAATCCAGAATGGACAAGAGACTGGAGTGATCCAGATACATGTCCTGCTTCTGGCGAGGTAGGAGAATGGAGAGACAAAATGAAGTCCTCACATCCTGGTTGGACAGACATTATGAAGAACAAAATTGTTCCCCAAGCAAAAATGAAAGGAAACAGAACTATTACCGACAAATACAATTATTAGTATGCCAGTAAAAAAGAAGACAACTAAAGCACCTGGTCAAGGTATGACTGCTAAACAAATGAAGCGTCGTAAACCCATCAGTGCTGACTACATGCTTCCTATTGAACCACTGACTGAGAATCAGAAGGTGATGTTTGATGAGTGGGATGCAGGTAAAATGATCTACGCTTATGGTGTTGCTGGTACAGGTAAGACCTTCGTAGCTTTGTACAAGGCACTCAAGGAAGTGTTGGATGACTACTCACCATACGAAAAGATTTACATCGTTCGTTCTCTAGTCTCTACTAGAGAGATTGGTTTCCTACCTGGTGACCATGAAGATAAATCTTCTCTCTATCAAATTCCATACAAGAACATGGTTCAATCCATGTTTGAAATGCCTGATGACAATTCATACGATATGTTGTATGATAATCTTAAGGCACAAGAAACTATCTCGTTCTGGTCTACCAGTTTTATTCGTGGTACTACATTAGATAATGCTATTGTTATTATTGATGAGTGTCAGAACCTAAACTTCCATGAGTTAGATAGTATTATCACTCGTGTAGGACAAGATAGTAAGATCATTTTCTGTGGTGATGCTGCACAAACTGACTTGCAAAAGATCAGTGAGCGTACAGGTATCATTGACTTCCAACGTATCCTTCAGAACATGGAAGAGTTTTCGTTGATAGAATTTGGTATCGAAGATATCGTTCGTTCTGGTCTTGTTAAATCATATCTAATTAACAAACTTAATCTAGGTCTATGAAACTTTTTAATCATGTAGGTGGCATAGATCCCATTGAGATGTCTGCTGAGATGGTAAATGGAAAACGGATGTATCTTACACCAGAAGGATACAAGTTCCCGTCTGTCACCACAGTGATTAGTAACAATGCTAAAAAGAAAGCAAGCATTGCACGTTGGCGTGCCAGAGTAGGAGAGGAAAAAGCAAATGCTAAAACCACTCGTGCTACAGGTCGTGGCACAAAGTATCACTCTATTGCAGAGGATTATTTTAACAACGATTTAGACCTGAAAAAGTACAAGAAGTTTCCACTTCCTGTGCTCATGTTCCACCATTCTAAGGATACTCTAGACCGTATAAATAATATTTACTTACAGGAAGCTGCGCTCTACTCCAAGCATTTGGAATTGGCAGGTCGCGTTGATTGTATCGCTGAGTTTGACGGAGTGCTGTCTATTATTGATTTCAAGACAGCAGAGCAACCTAAGCGTGAAGAATACTTATACGACTACTTCGTTCAAGAAACTGCATATGCATGTATGTTGCAGGAAAAATACGGGATGAGTGTTAAACAACTCGTCACGATTGTTGCTTGTGAAAACGGAGAGACCCAAGTTGTAGTGCTTCCTCCTAAGAAAGAATATTTCATCAGATTGATGACCTACATCTCGGAGTATCAAGAACGGTATGGACAAGAAACAATTATTAGAGGATAGATTTATGACATCTGCGAAGTTTTCGCAGGAGGTGGAGAAGATTGCACACCACAATCCAGAAATGAATTACATTGATTCTGTTATCCACTACTGTGAAGAGAATGAAATTGAATTGGATAGTGTAAACAAATTGATCAGCAAACCGCTGAAAGAAAAGTTACGTCATGAAGCACAGGAACTTAACTTCATGAAGAAAACAAGTCGTGCTAAACTAATGCTTGTATGAATGTTCTTACCATTGATTTGGATTACATATCAAATAAGTATGCCAAGTTAGTAGATAACATTTATAGTAATGACTTCACTAATAAAAGGTGGGGAGAGTTCTACAAGAACACCTACTACTCTGAAGATCATTTCAAAGTAAATATAGACAACTGGTTGTTCATCCTTGACGTTTATACAAAAGCATTATCTGAATGCAGTAACGTTGCTTTTGGATACGAACATGACAGTATATTGTTTGATTTACAGGACGTTGATGATCAAATAAATATTCTAAATATTGATCAACATCATGACATATGCTATGTCAATGAACAATATAATGAAGTCATTGAATATGATATTGTTTCACAAGCTGACTGGGTTCTGTGGTTAGTAAAGAATAAAAATCTTTCTAGTTATACATGGGTCGGTAATCATAACTCTACCCAATTAGATAATAATGTGGTACAATTAGAATGGAATTTCAATTCTCTATTGAAGGAGGATTTGAAATTAGATACACATAAATTTGATTACATATATGTTTGTGCATCTCCACAGTATCTTGCACCACATCATTGGTATTACTTTGATATTATGAAGATGTTATACAAAAATATATGTGGAGCAGATCCAAACGTACACCAAAATAAATTTGGTTACGATCTTAAAAAGTATTACAAGTACAAGGGCAACAAAGTATGAGTTTCTTTAAATCTGATATAGTTAAAGGAGACATCCAAGAGATGTTAGAGTTACAGCAGTTCTGTTTCAGATCTGCTATGAACTTTGTTCTTCTTGATAATGACAGGAAGAAAGATTATTTTGAAGCACTTGAAAAACTAATTGAAAAACAAAAAATCTTTTACGCTCGTGCTAAACTGAGCGATGACCCTGAGGCAAAGTCTGTTGTTGACACAATGAAACAGGGTGTTATAATGTTAGGTGCTACACCTAATACAACTATTGAAGAGATGTTTGATGAACTCACCCAAAAGGTAGAGCGCATGAAGCAACAACTAGAGGCACAGGGTTGACGCCCGCACCTGTGCCTGTTATTATGTCTGAGTGATAGGGCATCACAAACCAAATCCAAAACAATCCGAGGTAATCTAATGTCATTTGCAGATCTAAAGCGTAAATCACAGAACAACTTCTCATACCTTCAGAAGGAACTAGAGAAGTCATCCAGCGGTAAGAACGTTGATGAAAGGTTCTGGAAACCAGAGGTTGACGCTGCAGGTAACGGTTATGCCGTGATCCGATTCCTTCCTGCCACAGAAGGTGAAAGCATTCCATGGGCAAAAGTGTACTCCCATGCCTTCCAAGGTGTTGGTGGATGGTACATTGAAAACTCTCTGACTACAATCAACGAGAAGGATCCCGTTGGTGAAGTCAACCGCCGTCTCTGGAACAGCGGTGCTGATGAAGACAAAGAGACTGCTCGTAAGCAGAAGAGGAAACTCTCTTACTACAGCAACATCTATGTCGTGAAGGATCCTAAGCATCCAGAAAATGAAGGTAAGGTATTCCTTTACAAGTATGGTAAGAAGATCCATGATAAGATCCTCGCTGCTATGCAACCTGAGTTCCAAGACGAGACTCCTGTCAACGTCTTCGACCTTTGGGAAGGTGCCAACTTCAAGTTGAAGATTAAAAAAGTGGCAGGATACTGGAACTATGACAGCTCTGAGTTTGATTCTGTTTCTGCTCTTTCTGCAGATGATGATGAACTTGAAGCGATCTGGAAGAAAGAATACTCACTAGAGGCATTCACTTCTAAGGATCAGTTCAAGTCATATGAAGACCTTGAGAGGAGGTTGAACCTTGTTCTAGGTATTGGGCAACGTCCTGTTGCTCGTCCTGTTGATGAGTCTCTTGAAGACTTGAGTACAGGTCGTGGTTATGATCACGCTGCTGATAGTTTCAATGAACCAGTAGCAGCAGCACCTTCTCCTGTAAAACAGGATGCAGTTGTTGATGATGACGATGCGTTGTCATACTTCGCACGTCTTGCCGAAGAATAAATGAAAGACCTTAAGATTCCATTCGCAGTACTATCCTTCTTGCTTGTTCAAGCAGGTGGTGCTGTCTGGTTTGCATCTCAACTTGAGTCAAGAGTAACTGCTCTTGAAACTAAATCATTAAAGATCGCAGAACAAAATCGTAAGTTCCTTGTCAACGAAGTTATCCCTGCATTCAAAAGGGATAACTGGTTGGGACAAGGTTGGGAAAACAAACACTTCTAATGAAAAAATACTTTAAAGTATTTACTAATCCACTAACCCAGATCAACGTAATGATTCTGGGTTTTTTAATTCTTGTGCAGATGATTCACACCAGAGCACACCATTCATATGAAGTTGATGTTCATGGTTATGTGCATCAGTTTATACAAAAGAATCCTGATGCTTGTCCAAAAAACGATTGGTAATTCCATAAAACTGGAAAAAATTTTTCGGCAAATTTTTTGCTAAAAAAGTCAACCAGTTTTCTTAAGACGCTGACTAATATAGTTGGCGTCTTTTTTATATAAATTCTTTTTCCTAAAGTCATCTACGAATGACTGGAAGTAAGCAGGTTTGAGTAAGTATATTTCTCTCTTCTTTTCATTCTCTCTATAAAAATCTTCAGCAACAGTTACAGGACCACAGATAGCACTTCCATCTACTATAGATACAGATCCGTTATTGTTTATCTTGTGTTGTGCGTTGAAAAATGTTTCATCAACACGTAAACCAGCAGCATACTGACCAATCTTTATTGTTTCATAGTAAGCGATCTCAGTGTACGCATCATCATACTCTGACTCTAGCACTTTACTAACTTGATAGTTAGTCAACGGCCAGTCATACTGTGCATTGACCATGTTATTTGTCAATAGAATAACCCAGTCATAAAATGGATCCCCGTATGCTTTCTTTGCTAACATATCAATACGTTCTCCATCTTCAATAGCATACTTACTGAAGAAGACAGCATACGAGAACACATCATCATTTAACTTGTATCTACGAAAGAAATTCTTTGCAGTTACAAAATCTGACTCTGAGAAAGGATAACTGATCGGTTTCTCATCATATTCTATGTTTGGTAGTAAAGAAAAATACATTAGAAACCTCTCTCTTCAACGTCCTCTGAGAATACAAGTTTTGTTTCCATGAAACTAATTTTTAGTTCTGTTGAGACTGGCATGTTATTATTAAATGTTGCATAAACATTATCAGGAGTATAGTTCACGGCAACATCCGTAATAGCACACATCTTATATCTAGGAAGAAATCTATTTCTTTCGCCACCTCTCATAAAGTTAACAGCACATACTTTAGGAACTTGAATAAATCCAGCTTGTAATGCACCCTTTCCTTCATAACCAAAAACTTTGGTATCAGAATCTAAACTGTATTGAGGTAACATTGCTTGCTTAAAAATTTTAATGATGGATTCAATTCTCAACGCATCTTGATCATCAAATGGTGCCAACTTAAATGTAAGATCAAATGTTCTTAGTTCCATGCTTTGAAACAGAACTTCCACGTTTGGGTTTCTTGCCACTCCAGAGATACCACCAAACAAATCACCAGCAGAAATACTATCTCCAGTTATTTTATTAGCAAGACCAGAAACAATTGATGCAGCAGCTTCAACTTGTCCTTTTTTACCAAGTGCATTTCCCAATGTTTTAGCACTTTCTTGTAACTTTTTAACATTACCAGTTTGACCAGCAGCTGCGATCATTCCAGTTGTCATTGCTCCAAACTTTTTACCTTCCCATTTTGCAGTAAATGTATCTGAAATATCCTGTGGCATATACAACATGATTTGTGGATATGCCTTGTCTTTAAAATATTCAGCAGAAAATGCAGTAGCATTATATTGCTGTAGAGTTTGATTTACTACCTTACCATCAGGTGATACTTTATCTTGAAA